GCTTGGTAAGAAGTCGTAACCTCCATCTCCCTATATATGATTCACATCCATCTAACGTTGCAGAGTTGAGAACAGCCTCTGGTCAAATTACTGTTCTCTCTTCTGTAATTACTTTGTAGGTAGGGGGCTATTAACCGCCATCTAGTAATTAGGTTTATAGTGTTATAGAGTAACTCTCTCTATGCTTCTTTTTTAGGGCGACCTACACCCCGAGGTATGTCTGCAGTTAAGCTCTTTACCTCTTCTTTTAGTTGCAATAACAACAGATTTACATAGTAAAGCTGTGGTGCAATAGTTCGGGCACGTCCTTCGTTATAGGTAATTTCCCTCAATAGGGGTGCCCTTTGGCGCTCTAGAATCTCTATAGCTTTATTTAGCTGTTCAGTCATTATCGTTCTCCCAGCGATCTAGCCGCTAAGGAACGTAAGAAATCCTGTTCATCTCCAGCATCACCATTTCCTGATAATACTTTATTGCGAGTGGATAGCTTACGTGTCTGGTCTTTTTGACGTGAACTCTGGCCCTTTTTAGGTGGAGCTTTTTTGGTAACAACCTTGGCTCGTTTCTTAGCACCCGTGGACACATTAGTTTTCATACGTCTATAACCGTCAACAAATTTAATAATAGCAGGGTCAGTAACCACATTTAATAGTGATTCAGGTAACCCCTCTTCTAGTGCAAAAGTTCGTACAGCGTTAGCCACTTCTTCAGACCAGTCTGATATATGTTCATGGATAGTCGCATTAAAGCGCTCTACACCCTTGTTCAACATATCTTGGTCCATACCATCCTGCTTCGCCTTAGCATTAGACGTGATAGTTTCACGTTGCTTACGAGCATTCCAATATTGTTCTTGGGCTTCGCCTAATTTATCTTTAAGTTCGGAAGCAGCATATGTATCACCATCATCACGAGCGGTTTCCCGTTCTTTCTCAATAGATACATACTGCCCTTCCCAGTACTTCTCGTTAGCCATTAGCTGCTCAGATGCTGCTGAAGCTAACGCAGATATTTCTTGGTTGTAAGTCGCCTTCTCGGATTCGAACTTCTTACGCTCTTCTCCGAATTCCCGGCCCTTGGCACCTAGAGATTGTTCAGTACTGTAACCTTTTATTACATCATTGACAGATACGGTACGTTCCTCACCGTCAATTTTAACACTTACTAGCAGATTGTCTAGATCATATTCTGCAGGATCTAGAATATCCCCAACGGGGTCATCCGTAGGATCATCATCAGTAGCATCCTCATCAGAGGTGCCTTCTTCTTCTTCAGAGTCATCTTCGACATTATCATCGTCTTCAGACTCATTCTCATCTAATTCAAGTTCTTCAGATTCATCGGTGCTAGTTTCTTCTGTGTCCTGATCATCAAGTTCAGGTACACCATCTGCTGCTTCTTTAAAGAAATCACTAGATTGCAGTACTTTTTCAAAAGCTGCATCAGTATCAATAGCGCCATCCGATTGGGTAGGGTCTATAATAGACATTAATCTTCTCCTTCTGAGGCATCGGCCCCTTCTTTAAACTTCATTTCATCCATAACAGGTACATTCTTACCATACATTTCTTGCCTAACCAGCTGTTCCTTCACGGAACCCAAAGCCATAGCACAAGAGTACAAGAACTCACGAGTCTTCGTCTCATGTGGCTCTGTTTTAAGCCACTGAGTAAAGTACTCTACCAGTATTTCCCCATAGGAAGACATAAAGAATTCATCTAACACTCTAGATGTAAACTCTGATTCCACATGGGCCTTACGTGCCAACACATCAGGGTGAATCTTATGACTACCGTGATTTGCTGTATTAGCTAAACGTCTTTTAGCTACTTCTTCATATTCCTTACGCATTTTAAAACACCTTTATTGCGGAGGTTCGCCTTGCATCATTTTCTGCATCATCTGCATGGCTTGTTCGGGTTCAATACCCATCTTACGGACAGCATCATCTAAGATACCACCGCCACTATCCTGAGGTTTACCTAACCCACCAATAACTTCAGCTGCCTTCTTAATGGTTAAATCCATATTAGGCATTTGAGGGGGTTCTACCTCATTCTTCAAAGCATCTTGACGTAGCTTTTCCCACTCTTGGAAATGCCTATCAATCGCTACAGCTAGTTGTTTAGTATTATCCTGTATAGCATTACTTGCTTGTACATTCGTATAATTAACATTAGCCTTAGCTAGATCCATTTGAGTCTTCTCAGCCTCTGTAGCTAACTTCTTAGCTTCTTCAGCTTCCTTTTGTTTCTTCTCAGAATCACCCTTCGCTTTATCTTTAAATTCCTCAGAATTATAATCTTCTAAGTAGTCTAATGGATTCTCATCCATACTTGCTAATAGATTGTTAGCTAATACTGCGGTGACATCAGGTCGAAGGATCATTTCTTGACCACCCTCTTTAATCAGAGGAAGTAATTGTGTTGCAATCATAGTGAGCTTACTACGCTTATTAGCGTTGCTATTCTCACCTAAGTCCACATCTACAGTCATATCCATATGGCTAGGTAGTTTATCAATATCTACCATAGCATAAACGCCAGTGTAGTTTGGTGTAACCGCCTTCTTCATATTCTTACGCATACAATGGTAGACACCTTCAGCTAAACGCTTAAAGCCTGTCTCAGCAAATATACGTGCGATATGTTGTATACGCTTCTGTGCAGCTGTCTGGGTCATTGCTAACTTAGTCTCAGAGTTACCTGACACATATAGTTCATCATTTAAACCCTGTGCAGCCTTAGACATACCAGTAGCCTGTTCCTTGTGTACTTGCAAATGCTGCAATAAAGGAACTGTACCTGTACTGATTGTTTCAGGTTGCAACATTGTAACAGCACCTTGGGGGTTGCCGTTAGTTGCAATAATATCTTTAGGCTTCATGTTCTGCAAAGCAGAGAAGTCTACGACATTGGGGTCAGCCAAACGAGGGCTGTAGTTTGTTAAGTAAGTATTCTCTACAAATCCACGTAGTATCGCAGTAGATGCTAAGGTAGAGCTACGTGTCATATCCGCTACAGATAAACCATAAAATTCATAGGGTACTTCGAAAGGACAAATAGATGCTAAGGCAATAAAGTCCACATCTTCTTCAAACAGTACATGGTCTCCAGCAACAATGATGTGCTTAAGTTCAGCAATACCATCACCATCTCGGTCTACCCTAATCCAACACTCAGTAACTGTAACAATTTGACTAGCTTCTAATCCACTGTTATCTTCTCGAGAACTAGTGGCATTATAGCTCTGACCAGTAATTTCTTTACGGGCAGCAATCTCTTCAGAATACTCATTTGACCAATGTTCATCACCTAGATCATCCCAGTCATCAATATCTTTAGCAATATCAGGCCATTCAGAACGAATTTCACTACGTGTTAATTCAAGTTCAATACCTACAAAGGCTGCATCATCTAGACTAGTAGCGTCCCGGCTAATACGGAAACCTTCTTGAGGAATGTTTTCAATCTTAACACGACTCTTATCTATCTTTTTCTTTAAACGAACATCAGTATAATGCACACCGTCAGTACGAGGTGAGATAAGCAAGTCACCTGCAATCTCAATATTTGATTCACCCAGTTTTTCATCCAAGGATTCTTGGCTAATTTCATCAAACTCTTCATATTCGTATTTAAAATCTTCTACATAATCCCAACGGATAATTGCATTTTTCCAAAGTAAGGAGGCTTTAATCCACGTATTTAATAATGTCCAACCATTGTTCTTTTTAAATACACAATAGTTTACAATATCAGAAGCATCCTGTGCAGCTTTAAGTGCAGCAGGGGTTTGATCATAAGGTGTAAACCTAGCGATCTTCTCATTGTTTAACATTAGTTCAGAGATTACAGCTAAGTAAGCCTCTATTGTCTCAGTTGTATCTGAAGACACAATTCCTGATACACCCTCAGGTGCTAAGTGACCTACTGCTAAACCCGCATATTCATGGGTTGCCATACGTCTTTCACGTGTAAGATCAGATGAGTTGAGCCAGGTTCCTGTAGAACCATTTACCCCACTCTCAACTAACACTAATAGTGCTTCGTCATCTACCTTTTCAAACTTCTTCTTTGCCATATTCTGTCTCCGAGATTAGGCCATACAAACTATCAGTAGTTATGTAATTAATTATTTAGTGTTCCGATAATTATCAACTTTATACTTACCAGCTTTTTCATCTTTAGCACTACGAGCAATCTTAGCCTTGTAAGTTTTACCGTATGCTTCTTTGTTGTGGCCTGAAGGTTCTCCAGTCACATTCTTAGTAGGCATCCATCCAGTCATTACTTACCCTCCACAGTTTCAATTACTTCTAATTCTGCTAATGCAGCCATTAGTTCATCATCTGTTAGATCTTTGGCTTCAACAGTAGTTGTTACCACATCTCTACGGGTAAGTTTAGGCGCTTCATACTCAGCAACTAGTGCTGCTAATCGGCCAGCTTCCACATCATCACCCGACTGCATAGCCTTAACCATAAGTAACTTAAGTACATCTAAGCCCTTAGGTGCTTGGCCAGATACTTCATAACCAATAGAATCGAGGGCCTTAACAAAGAGACCTAACTCTTTAATCTCAGCTCTACGCTTAGCTTTAGTAGCTTGACTCTTTTCTCTAGCTTCTAATGATGAGGCTCTATCTCTAAATAGAACTAAGTTCTCACCTCCGGGGTGGGCCATAGCCCTCTTTTGGCCATCGGTGAGGTTCTTAGCATGTTCCTTAGGATCAATAGGTACGTACTTAGGATACGACTTAGTCCCTGGGACCATTAACTCTTCTTTACTTGGCTTCTTAGGTTTTTTAGTAATCTTGTCAGTCATCTTCTTCTCTCAGGCTCTATAGCCAGTTGGAATCATTACTATAATTTATGTTCTTCTGCTTCCAAGATACTCGGTTACCTGCTAATTTATCAGCATGGGTTCTAAGCACTTCTAGCCCTATAGCTACTGCAATAACAGTATCATCGTGGCAACCCGGTAATGCACCCGTAGATCCATTCTCGTTAGACACATAAGACTTAAGCTCTGATATCATATGTTTACTAGGTAGACCTATGTCTTCATCTTCAATAGCTCTCTTCAAGTAACCTATAATCATAGGTTTAGAGGCACTAGTGGTTCTGAATCCCGGTCGATCTCCCTCAGTATTATCCATATTAGCAGCTTTAGTCTGATAATATAGGTTAACATATTCCATCTGTTTTAGTCTGTTTAGGGTGGCAATACCCATAGAGTTAGACTCTACAGCTAGCAGGGCATTATTGAAATACCTGCCTAGGTAGAATAACACATCTCCGAATAACGATGGGTCAA